ATATGCTTTAACAAATTTATCTTTTAATTCTTTAGTTTGTTTTGTAGGTATATTATATTTTAAAAATATTGTTATCGCTAATTTATTTTCCATCTTTTATAACTGCAAGTAAGTATTCAAGTAATTGTTTTCTGCAATCTCCACATCCTAAGTTAAAAGGTTTGTTTCCACTCTTTATAGCTAAATCATTTAGTTCAGTCCAATTAAATGTAGGTGAATAGTTCTTACCCATCTGTTCCCATTTAATTAACTGCTCTGCTATGTTTTGTGGAATCATAATAAGTACCTGTCGTTTATCTGTTCAATTAGTGATGCCAATAAAGCAAAGGTAAAAGGAATAGTCAATAAATCAAAATAACCTGTAAAATTAATTATTTGATAAATTAGGAAGGACCAATATGTTAAACATAAAGGGCAAGTAAAAGGTTTTTTCATTAATAGTTTAGGCTTAGGTATGTATTTTGCCAGTATGTAAGTAGTTGCTAAAAGTTGTATCATTGATTTATGTTTTCGTAGTATAGTCTCTCGTTTATTTCTTTTATTAAGTCATAAAATTGCTGAGGTGTCAATCCGCTTTCTAAATACATATTTAAAAGTGCAAGCTCCATCAATATGTTTTATGTGGATTAAATGCCATTTCTTTTCCTGTTAGGTTTTCAAATAGCTTATCTAATTCATAAATCAAAGAGTTACGTTGAACATTTAAATCACATGCTTTTTTTAAAATAGCATAAAGTTCTTCATTACCGTTATATTTTTGGTAAAATTCATCATAACTCATTCGCCTGATTTCATAAAGAGCTTCCTGGTTATTCCACATTTTTAAATCAACTGTAATCAGTTTGTCTATTAAAGTTCCTGGTGTTTCCATTATAAAGTTTTTAATCCATCATTTTTAAAATATGATTCTAAATAACTATTACGAACAGATGTGTGAACAGTTACATTTGAGTTAAGGCTTGGCATTGATTGAAGTAAACAAACAAAAGCTGAACTAATTACATGGCATTCTTTTGCTCTTTCCATTATTGTTAAGGCTTCAAATAAAGGTACTTCTTTTGGTATTCTTACAATTGGTAAGTTAGGTAAGTTTTTTATTTCATATCCTCTTTGCAAATCGTCATGAACAAAAATATATTCATTATGGCTTGAAGCGTAATTGTTAAAATGTTCAAGTTCTTTTTTTAAATCCCTTTTAACTTGAAATTCCTTTCTTAACTTTTTATCATATTTTTTATTCTCAAAAAAAGCATCGTCACCTATTTGATTGTAAAGTTCATAACCTTGTTGATCTAAGTGAAAATCCTCTTTGTCTCCTACAAAATTATCTATTGCAGTTCCAATTTCATTTTCATTATCAATTATTAAAAGTTCAATTTTATTTAAACCTTCATACATTCTTTTTACATTTTCTGCATTATGCCTATAACATAAAATAAAGATAGTGTCGTATTTTCTTACATCACGCTTATAAATATGCCTTACTAATCCACAATGTACTATGTGGTCTCCCATTCCTAAATGATGTGATATTAATTTATTCATTTGCCCAAAAAAATATATGTTTATAATCTGATTCTATTTCTTTATATTCATCTTTATACTGGTCATAACCATTTAAGAATTTAACTGTTGGTGCTTCATACCACCCAGCAGCTCCAATGTGTCCGCATGTATCGTTAGTTTGCCTGTATATTTCATTTACATTTTCCAAAGGTTCATCAATAAAAGTATTTCTGTAACCACTCAAAAATGTATTTGGCATTCCTAATATGTAATGCTGAATAATAGATTCAGTTCCATGTTGAGCGTAAATTGGATAAATTTTAGCGTTCAATGTATCTTGGTCGCTACCTTTTATAGTATAATCCCTATTATCTAAAACAGAGTCTAAACTTTGAAACCTATCTCTAAAGTGTTGGCTCATCCCTATCATTCCCCCCATTAAAGGTATATTGTGAGATATACTATCAGTAATAGCATGTAATACTTTTGGTGTATTTTCCCATTCTTTTACCATTTGCGCCTCTCTATATGTTAACGGACTATCAGTATCCCTACAAATTATTCTTTCAACATTAGCCTCAAAAATAGGCAATAACCTCCATAGCATTGCTTTACACAATGGTTCTTCAGGTAATACTCTAAATCTTACTTTGTATGCTTTAAATCTATTAAATAATTTTTCATACTCGTTATAAGTTTTTTCATCAGTACATATATGAATGTGCCAATCAGGATATATACAACGAGCGAGACGAATATTAATCCACATACCCCTAAGATAGGAGCTAAAATCAAAGCAATTATGTTCTTTTTTACCATAGCCAAAAAGTGAGTAACTAATATATTTCATTTATTGGAAACGAATTTATAATAATAAAGTATTTGATCAATGTGTACTTCTTTCTTTAAAAGTCCACTTTTATGTATTTGTGTTGCCCAGTCAGTATCTTCGCCAAAACTTATTTCTTGAAACTTAAATTGCTTTGCTATGCTGCTTTTAATCACGTTTAAGTGATTTGGATAACGTTCATAGGTTATTACATTTGCAGTTGTTCTGTATTCTGAATACCTAATTGAATGTTCAAATATTTTAGGATCATGCCCGTCAAAAGTAATAACACCCTTTAAAGATAAACAGTCAGGTTTGCTTTGTAATGCTTTTAAAATTAAACGAATATAGTCGTTTGATAGTTTGTCATCGTCATCAATAAAACAAACATACTCACCACTTACTTTCTCTAATAACTGATTTCTTTTCTCACCAATGCTTTTACCTTTTGGAGCTTCATCAATTAGTACCTCAACTATTCCAAAAGCATTCTGCATCTCTATTTGAAAGTTAATGTCAAAGAATAGTTTATTAAACTTTTCAGCTCTTTCCGGCAAAGTAGGTATTAAAATAGAAAGTATCAATTAGGATAAATTATTAAGTGTTGTGGTATATCGAAATGATTAGCTTTCCTTTTTAAATATGTTTCATAATCTTTTTGGTTTACTTCAGGTGCTTCAGTCTTTTGGTATTGAGAATCAAACTCACTTAATCCCCATGCAGGATGCCTATGAGTAAATAATAACTTTTGGTCTCCTTTGTATTCGTACTTACCCAACATCTTTGCTACTTCAGTAGCTTCCATGTCGCACCACAAAGATACATAGTCATAATGATAAATGTAATTAAAACGATTGTAGTAATCTGCACCCATTATACTCATGGTCATTAAATTACCTCTTTGATAACCATCCGAATAATGTAATACCTGGTCATAATTACCTTTAAAATCCTGTCTTATAATTTCATCAAATCCTTTTATTTCAAAGTGCATATCATCCGAAGTATTGATTAAAATTTTCCAACCTTCAAAAATATCCATGTCACGATTTATAGCATCAATTTTATTCTTTGAAGTTCCACGAACAATAAACACATTGTCGTCTGGATAACTGAATCCAAACATGCTTTCATCATCTTCATCAATACTTACTAAAATAGTGTAATTCATTGAGTTACATTTCATTATGATATTCTCAATTGATTTCTTTGCCTTTAGTGGTCTTGAGCGTGTTGCTAATTTGAAGAGGATATGTTCATTCACGATTCAAAGTTATAAAAGATTTTTTCACTTTGCAATTCCTTTATAAATACTTTTCGATTTTCTTCTATCAACTTTGCTTTTTTGTATTCAGGTATGCTTGATTTATGTTCAATGTTATAATCCATAGCAAATAAATATTCTTTAGTTCGTGATAGTTGTTGATATGGAGCGTAAGTGAACCCAGCTTTGTAAATTCGATTTGAGTATCCTGCATGTTCAAATCCATACTGCCCGTATTCAGGATTCATGTAACCTACTTTATTTAAAACCTCTTTAGTTAAGAACATAAACACACCTCCACAATCTTGATATATTTCTATATCGTTTTTTATTATAATTTTATTATGTATTTTAGTTAGGTATAATAAATGATTCTGTTTTGAGTTTATAAAGTAGTCAGCCCATCCATCTTTTACCGGGTAGCAATCATCATCAAAGAGAAAAATGCAATCGCAATCTTGCAAAGTTTTTAAATTTTGATTCTTTGAATATGCAACTCCACGATAATTTACATCTTCATGAATGTGTAAATGATAGCTTTTAGGCTTTACTTTTTCAAATTCTAATAGCCATCTATCTACATAGTCTTTTCTATTTGGAGTGGTTGTTACGCCAATTCCAATACTAAATCCTGTTTGCGTTTCTCTGTCCATGTGTTTAAATTGTAGTTAATATTCGTGTATTCTTTTAATTTTTCTGCATAGTCAATTCTCATTTGTTCACTTTCAGTAAGTCGCTTTATTGCCTTATACCAACCATTAATGTCGCTATTCTCTAAAAATATTGCAGTATCTTTTGGGAATATGTTATAAGGTTTTACGTTTGAAACTATTGCAGCATTTCCATGTGCAGCAGCTTCAAGTAGTTTAATTTCGGACTTTCCTTCAGTAAATATGTTTTTCTCTAAAGGAATTAAACTAACATCCGTAAGGTTATAGGCTTTCCCATACTCATAAACATTAATAGCGTTAATTCTTAGGTAGTTTCCTTGTTTCATTACTGATTCATAATACTTGTAATGATCGTTATCAGTGTAACCTCCTAAAACAAATTGAGCGTTATTTATTGACCTTGCTTTCCTTATTGGTATTTGTAATATCTTAACATCCTGCACATGATGAACACCTGCAATGTAACCAAAACGTGTAAATTGTGAAGGTTCTTTTTTAGATTGCCATTGTTCATCTGTAAGGTCTAAACAGTTAGGATATACCTTTACATTCTTATTAAAAGGTTTTATTTTATCTGCAAGTATCTGAGTAGTGCAAGTAACTATATCTACATGTTTTAAAATATCTTCAGTTTGCTTTACTATTTGATATTCTTTGTAAACTTTACACAAAGCATGTGAAGTTGGTAAATGCCAGTAATCGTCAATGTCAAATATCACTTTGCATCCTAACTTTTGAAACCTTTTTATTTTCTCTATTGATTTTCCATAAACATCTATTTCACGCTGATAAACTACATATTGATAGCCTTTTATCATTTCATCTGTCAAAACATCTAAATCTTCTAAAACATCACATTTAAAGTTAGTAAGGTCAGATACTTTTGAATAAGGAACTATTAATCTGTGATAGGATAACCCGTTAAGGTTAGCCATGTTCGCCTTGATTAGAATTTTTATCATTGTGCTGTCGTTTTAATTTCTCTTTTATTTGTTTTATATCATTTGCTACTGTTCTGTAAGGTATCTTTGTTTTGTCGCTTAACTTTTTTGCCCCTCCATGCTGGATGTAAAGTTTAAGAAGATTCTGTTCATAAAACTCGTTTTCTGTTTGTGGTGAGTAAGTCAAAAAATTAATTAAAGTTGAATAGTCTATTTGCTCTTCATTCTCTATGACCTCGTTAAGATTATCTACATACTGAATAAAGTCAGTAAAGTATTTCTTTTTAAACTTATTTGAGTGCCAGGTTCGCCAACAAACCGCAGAATAAAAGTGTTTAAGATTTCTTATTTCGGATAAGTCAAATTGTTTCTCAATTATAATTAAAACGCTTTCAAAATGTAGGTCTTCCCAAAGATAGTGATTGTGGCAGATATTTTTAGTTATCTGTTTATAAATTCGGTTTTTAACGAGTTCATCTATCACTTATGCAAAATTAAACAAACTAATAAGAAAGTTGCAATTAAAATAAATTGAATATCAGTTTTTTTTATTTTCATTTCTTTTAGCTTCAATTAGTTTCATGTATAGTTTCCAATTAAAGTTACCTCTTACTTGGTTAACCTGTGTTTTCTTTACCCACCATTCAGCTTGGCTAATTAGTGAAGTCATGTTGTTTTGTGTTTTCATAATAGTTGTAATTGTGTTGTTTTTGATTTATTTATTATTCCTAATGCAGTTTCAAATATTGTTTTACCAACTTCAAAATCTACAAGGTTTCGTGCCATTTTAGTTCTACTTTGTTCGCCTTTATATTTAGTAAAGTCATATTGATGAAATTCACAAAGTTTTTTAAATTCATCATTTGATTGACCACACATTATACCTCTCATACTTCTTTCAGCAATATCTAATGGTAATTTAAAATTGCACCAATATAAATGTCTACCTCTTTTTTGTGCTTGTATCAATGGCTCATAATAAGGTATTACATTTTCTATACAATATTTACCTTCAAAATGATGTTCTAAAAATATAACTTCCTGATATAACATCATATTTGGATATTGTGGAATATAAAAGTTTTGATTTTTTTGTGTAAATCTAACCTTTGAATGTGTTGGACAAGGTGGTGAACTCCAAATAAAATCAAACTCTTTGTAATGGTCTAACAAATATTGGTGAGCATCGGCTACAATTACTTTATCATTTGGAAATCGCTCTTGGTATAACCTTGCAGCTTCAGGGTCTAACTCAACTGCTGTAACTTCAATATCTTGTTTAACCTCATTCCATTTGTAACGATTACCACCTAAACAAGCGTATAAATTAAGTATTTTCATATTTGTTATTAATAATTTTAATTATTTGATATTCTAATTGTTTTGATGTTAACTAAGTCGCTATAAATATTCGCTAATATGTAAGTTATGTAAGGCGGATAATGTCGAGTTAAATATAGGTATTCCCAACCTTACCTGTGCGGTGTGCGCCAAACCTGCCACACATTCAAGTCCGCCAATCCATAACATCATTTTAAAGGTTTTAAGTTATCGTATGTTTTGCCCTGCTCTTTTAATTTTAAAGTTAAGAATATTAAAGCCTCTTTTTGAACATAGTATTCAAAAGTTTTATTATTGTCATCAATTACTGAAAGTACAATTGAATTATAACCTTTTTCATCATACCTTTTAATTTCAGATTTCTTTAAAAAATTATTGTAATTAATTTTAGCTTGTTTTTTTATTTTCTCTTTGCTTTCATCACTAAATGTAATTTGAAAATTATCATACAGGAATTTATAAATAGAAGGTAAATGCATTACATTATCTTCATGGTTAATTATAGTTCCGTACCTATGCGCTACATTTGCATCACAGATTTTAAAAAAGTATTTAGCTATTTCCATGTTTTGCTCAAAGAATTTAGTAACTGGAGCTTCAACTCTTACATCTTGCATTTTAAACCATTCCTTCATTGCTTGTTCTCTTTTTTGAGAACTCATATAACCTTTAACAAACTTTGTAAATGTTACAGTACCATAACCAACATATTGTCCAAATTCACCAGTTAAGCCTAAATTAAAAGCGTTTTCAAGCTCGGATAATGTTGCACCCTTATAATGTTCAATAACGTAGTCATAAATAAAACCAGCTACATTTTTAATTGTATTTGCTTCTAAGTTGTATTTTTTATTTTCACCACTTAGCTCAATAGTTTTAATTATTAAAGCATATAATTTAGTTAATACATCCTGTTTGTTAAGATTAATAATTTTAGTTTCATTTTTTGCCTGAACATAAAGTTTCATTTGGCTTGGTAATTTCTGCATGGCTTCAGCTTCTAAAACTGAAAATCCATTAGTTGTAATTAAATTGCTCATCTTTTTTTAGTATAGTCATCCCAGTTAATATTTTCTATTGATTGCATTGCTGTTTGTATTCTTACTTCTGATGTATTGTTATCTTTTATAAATTCAACCTTTGCTTTCCTAAAAGCATCTTTTACCCACATATTGATTGCATGGTAATCTGATTTGTATTGAACTCCTTTACTTGCTTTGTAGTCATTGAGTTTATCCAGCATCCAATTAACTTCATGTTCTAAGTATTCAGAATAAAGTTTATCTAATTCAGATTGAGAAATAAATACATGCTCTCTTATTTTATTCTTATTATTATTATTATTCTTATTTAATTCTTTTTCTTTTTTGCTTAAAATCGCTTGACTATCGTTTAGCGGTCGCTTAGCGTTCGCTTTATTTCGTTTAGCTTCCGCTCCTTTTTTACCATTTTCTGAATTAACTTTTGATATATGATTAGCTTCAATTAATTGTTCATCTAAGAATTTAATTAATATATTTCCATTATTGCTCCAGATATATTTATCAATTAATTGATTAATTAATGATTCATTCTTATATCTTTTAATTAAATCTTCAATAGTTAATTTACCATCACGTTGCCAATAAACTGCACATACATTAATAAATAATCCTTGAAGTTCTAAAGATTCATAAACTATATCACCAGTAAGCCATTCAGTTGCGGTAAATTTAAAATATGGAAAGTTTTTTGCCATTTATATAAAATAAAAAACCCTTCGGCTTTCGAGGTAACGGGCTCTACTCACCAAAGGGATTAAAATATTATTATTATTGATGCCGTTACTCATCGGGTACAAATATACAAAAAGTTTTTCAATTATTCCAATCCTTTGTAAAATTCTTCTCTCATATTTGAGTTCATAGTGTGGTAAATATCCCCGATTTTATCCAAGTATTCAACATCTGTTATATTCCTTTTTTCAAGTTCTTCAACTATTTTAAAACCTTGTCTTTGCCAAAGGTTAAAATCAGCTTTCATCTTCTGTTTAAATTTACCTGTTAATTGTGTTGACTGCTCAACTGTTGACTTAAATAAACCAATTAATAAATGGCTTTCAAATTCAAGTTTAGCTTCATCATTCGTTAGTTGTTTTTCCATGTTCTTTGATTATTAAGTTAACAATATTTTCAGCATCCTTTTTTACATTTAACCAATGTTCATTTTTTGAACTCGGGTCGTGCCATCTGTTGTCTGATTTTAAATCATAACATAAATAGTTGTAAACGATTTCAATTAATTTTTCTTTATTTTCCATGTTCTTTGATTTTTATTTTATAAACTTTAATTAATTCTTTTATTTCATCCAATGTTAGTTTGAGGTCATCATTCCTTTTATTCATCAATACAACGTAGTTAAATGCGCTTATTCTGTGCTGTATTCTTTCGTTATATTCTAAGTGGTTACCATGCAGATGTTGGTTACAATGAACGCATTGCCCATGTACGTTATCTTCGCAAAATCGTAAGTTAGGATAACGACCTACTGAAAAGAAATGTCCAGCATCAAATTTACTTGTTAATGGTCTATCGCATGAAATACATGGTTTATTAGCATCCCTTAAACGAATATACTTGTTAAAGACTATTTGAAGTAAAGCTAACCATTCTGTTCTGGTCCGAGTATTCTCAATCATTACTTTCTTTTTCTCTTTCCACACCTTCGCTTCAGCTAACTTAGTAGCACATTTAGCACCACAAACTACTTGAGTGGTTTTAAAAGGAGTGAAGTTTCCACCGCACTCCTTGCATTTTTTATTTTTTATTGAACGCATCTAAATATTGGTTAAATAAATCCCTTGCAATAGTTACCTTTTCAATCATTCGTTCCTGTACTTCTTCATTAGCTTCCCATCTTCGAATGTATAAACCAGCATCGGAGTTAAGAATTAAACGAGGGTCAAAAGAAATAAAGTCACACCACTTACGACCAGATAATAAAAGATAGCATTGCATTTGATAGTAGTAATCATTATTCTCACTTTCAAAAGTTTCTTCATTAAAGAAAAAGTTTAAATGATTAGAACCAATAAATGGGCATTTAATTTCAATCATTCCTTCCTCACCTACTAAGCCATCAGGACTACCTGTTAATCCTTCGATATTTTCGCTTATAAGCAACTTTGATTCGATTACCTCATTACCAGTCCTTGCAGTATAATATCTCTTTGCTATTGGCTCATTTTCGTGTCCCCATGCAGTAGCATAGTTATCTATACTTTGCTTAGGTTGTCCGCTTAACCTTTCGTAAACTTTCTCACGAATGTAAGTTTCTGCACCTTTGCTTAGTAAGTCTTTTTTAGCTCTTGGCTCAGTCATAAGGCGATGGATTTCACTTCCGGTGAAATTACCTAATCTGTTTTCCCACCACGTAGGTGAGTATATTTCTATTGTGCTTTCCATTTTATTTAACATTTAATATTAATTTATTATAACAAAAGTCAATAGCACTTTGAATATCGTAACCATTTAAGATTAAACTTCCAAATAATTCAAAATATTCATCTTTATATTTATCAGCCATTTCTTTCATTTTAATATCATTTTCAATTATTTTATTTTCCATTATATTGATTTTATAAGTGCAATTTCTACTTCCTTACTTATTTCGTATTTAGTTTTGATTTGCTCTAAGCTTCCACCTTTCATTATAAACTCAACAGCTTTACCGAATGCCTCTGATTTTACTTCTAATTGTGGTTTACTGCTCTTTGTTTGCTCACCTGCTGCATCAGTATCTTTGTCGGTAACTAAGCCTAAAATTGAACTTAAAGCATATCTACGAATGTAAGTAATGGCACTACCTAAAACTTGAAAATCATTCATGCCTTTTAATTGCACACCTTTAGGAATATCAGTTAAGGATTCAATAGTTTCCCCTGTTTCAACATGGAATATAATTGTTTTAACACAATCGCCCATAATAGGTTGAGTAAAGCCAAGTTCATGCTTTGCTAATAATGGATTGATAACATTAAAGATAGTTGGAAGGTCTGCATAGGAATATCCATAACCTGTTGTTCCTTTGTGAATCACTGGCACTTCTTGTTGGAATGCTGCTAAGCTTTTAAATAGTGATTTTGTTTCGTTTGTTTGTTCTTTGGTTTTCATAATTATTAATTTTTAAAATAGTAAATCATCTTTACTATCTATTCTAAATTCTTGGTGTGTATCATAACTATTTGGCTTAGTCATTACCTGATTTTCTTTTTTAAATGGCTCTTGGAATGCAGCACTGAAGTACTTTGTACCTTTTTGGCTTTCTTTAAACCATAAAGAGATTTGCATTTCTTTTCCGTTCACATTAACAGTTCCTTGATAGTCAGGTTGTTTTTCATTTGTCTTTTTAGAGTTCTTGAAGATTGCTCCGCTGTTTAGTTTAGTTTCCATTTTTCTTTTGTTTTTTATTAGTTATTGTAAATTCTTTGAATCGTGTATTGCTTTTAGAGTTGATGCACCATTGCTCATTAATGGTATAACCTTTATCTCTAATCTTAGCTAAAACTTTGTGAAGGTTAAGTGTGCCACAGGCACATTCTTTTTTAGTGATCTGATAGGCATTTGAGCCTGTTATCACTTGCCCACCTAATAAGGCATCGAGGATTGCTTGTTCTTGTGTTTTCATATTGCAAATTTAATAATTAAATTTTAACTGAATTATAATTTAGAAAATTATCTGTAATTGTTTCTAATTGATTTTGAAGTAGATAGTACTTTTCCGTTAAATTTTGGTCGTAAAGTTCTGCTCTTTGTACTTCACCTAATCTTTCTGCCGTATCGTAAAGCTCTGATTCAATTCTTTGAATATCATTTAGGGCTTGTAAACTTCTTTTAGTTAAGCCATCTGAATAAAATTTATTTTCCATACTTTTTAATTTTTAAGTTATAAAATTCATCTATTAAGTCGAGTAAGTCATCATGGCATTCACCCTCTTTAAAAGCCTTGCCAATGGTTACTAAGCTGAATGGCTTTTTCTTTTGTATGCCTAATCTTTTAATTTTCGTGTGGTCACCAAATGTGTAGTAATCACTCATTTTTGTTTTGATAGTTTCGGGTATTTTCATATTGCTATTTGGTTTTTAATATCTATTGATTTAAACATTTTAATTAGTTCCTGACTGAATTGTAAGTTCCAGTCAAATTCTAATTGGTTATTTCCTATGAAGATTTTATGTTTACCTACAACCTGACCTTTCTTATAAAAGTCAAAGCAAAAGTGTGTTTCAGTATCTGTGATGAACATTTCCATTGTTGTATTGTCTAAGCTAACATTACTTATATTGATTCTGTTGTAGTGAACTAAGTTAGCATCTATAAACCCGTACCAATACTCAAGGTTATTATTGAGTTCTATTTGATTAATATTATTCATAAATCTGTTTTTTAATTATATTAAATACTTCGTTAAATTCTTTCTCTTCTATTTTCTCATAGCTGCATGGGTATTGCATCATGTGTTGAGTAACTGTGATTGAGGATTCATTTTCTCCGAAAAATAAAACAGTTGTTCTACTTTCTTCTACCATGTAATAATGGTAGTGGTTTTTTGAGAAGTAAGGTAATTGTACCTCTACTACTACTTTTTCTTTTCTTTCAATTGTGATTTTCATTGTTTGTGTTTTTAATTGTTTATGCAGTGTAGGATGCTGCTCCCCTTTTTGTTATTAATTAGATAATATTTGTTTTGAATAAATAGATGGATTTTTTAAATAATGATTTGCTTTTGCTATTGCTATTTCTTTATTTGCATATTTTTTTCCGTTAGGGTTAATCATAGATGAACGATATCCAATAGTAACCCATACTTTCCATCCTAAAATATCAGAACCATATACTTCTACATTCTCTTCTTTTGCAGAATATATAACTCCTACCTGTGGAATTATTACTTCTTTTAAATCTGTTACTTTCATTGTTTGTGTTTTTAATTATAAAGCAAATTTAAACTAAATTTCAATCACTTTAACATTCATAGATAAAAAAAAGCAACTATTTTTTAAAATAATTGCTAACTAATTGAAAATCAATAAGAAAATTTTACTACTTATTCGCTCTCTTTTTAATTTTTTTCTTTTCAAAATGGCGAATAATAGCAGCTACTAATAAAGTAACTATTGATCCGACAACTGAATTATCAACCCCACTAATGAAAGATCCACCACCAGTTACTTCATGAACAGCAACCGCTGTATTAACTACTTCACTAACTACTGTTGTTAGTGTATCATTTACTAATTGTAATAACATTTGTATATTGTTTTAAATTGTTTAATTTTGCTCTTCGTTCTTTGTGTTTTTTCATAAAAATTTCTAACACTTAAAAGCACCCCGTAAGGTGCTTTTTTGCTTATACTATTTCTATTGAATGAACTTCGTTATTATGTAACAACAACCTGTTTACTAAGTCAGTCTCAGCTTTTGTGCTTTCAAATATTGAGTTTTCACCTTTTTTATAGCCAATAAGAATACATCCGAGTGAATCGTTTGCTGAGTTACCTCTGTGCAAAAGAACCCCATCAAAACCTTTTATATCTAAGATACGTGGTAACATCCTTTTAAACTTCGGACTTTGATTAACTGTTAGCTTATAGAAGCCTGAAGGAATAGCAGTCAAACCGAAAATTTTTTTAGCTTGAATGAAAAGTAAAGAATCACTTTGTTTTAATCCTCTGTCCTTATCTTCTAAGGTATAACAAAAGAAAACATCATTGATAAATAAACTACCAATTGTGCAAACATCGTTTTTAGTTTCCCTAACTACTTTTAGTTTCATCTTCTATTGGTTTAGGTAGTACAGCTTCGTTTGGTTTACTATATAACTGTTCAAGTCTTTCACGTTCTAAACAATTATACAACTTAGCTTCTAAATGCTCTACTCGAGTATGAGTGTGCCATAGCCACAATACTAAAACAGCAGTTGCGCCATGTTTCTTAATTAGTTCTAATGCCTCTTTCATTGTATTGGTGGTGTTGGTGGTGCTACATAAGGACTTAAAGGTATTTGCAACAAAGGAGCGTATTCCGTTTGTGCTATATCAACCTCATCCTGTTCACTTAAAAATAAAAAATATATTCCGTTAATGTCCTGAACAAAATTAAAAAAAGTATCTTCATCAATAAATACTCCTTGTAGTTGTGTTGCTTGTTCTGTTGTTACTATTCTGCCTTCCATAGTTATACGTTTATTCCGAAATAAGTCATTAATGTATTTACTCTACTGTAAAAGTTACTTGATTCTGTATCTGTTAAGCCATCTCCTATTGAAGCGAATGAGCATTTTTTTGTGCCATAAACATAAGAGGTAGAACTATAAATTCCCCCTATTGAAATTTCTAAATTATCAAGACCATTCGATGCTGAGGCTACATTTGTTGTTGTTCCATTTTTTACCAACTTAACATTAGTTGAATCAATTCTATTGCTAATATAATGACCTAAGCCATTTGTATTAGATATTGTTCGTTCTGCTGTTGTATTATTATTCCTTCCACCAAATGCACCGCCTAGTTTTAAATACATATATAATCTACCATTAACACTATTTGAGTTAATACCCATATCAATGCCAGTATCATTATTTGTTTGCGAATAAAAAGAAATATGTGCGCTATTTTGTAATAATGATACATTTGGCTTTAAAAAAGTTTCCGCATAGGCATTTAATGGCTGAATGCCATTACTTGAATGAGTCCAACCCGTAGTAAAATTTAACCTAAAAGCTAGATTAGTGTCTGAAGGATTAAACAAATTCCATTTATTAGCACTTGCCGAACTCCATATAGGCAAATACATTGCTTTCATTTTAGTGTAAATTCCATCGCTTTTAAGCCCTAAATAAAAGGTATTAATAGCGTTTTTATCTGCTGCACTTGTTATTGAAGTGTTAGCAGTAAAATAAGCTAAAGCATCAGCATCGTAAGTTACACCGCCTGCAGCAGAATAGTCACGTGGAGTTATCCCTAAACTTAACTTCATTCTGCGTAAGCTATAATTGCACCACTTGTTAATGTCAGATTGGTAAACACCGCATCACCAGGAGCGTAAATGATAGCACCTTGTTTTAATGTTTTACCACTTAATCCAATTGATGTTAAATAGTTAGTTGTTGTATCAGGTGCAAATCCACCTGTTAAAGTTCCTACTACTGTATCAGCTTGTACGATAAAACAATAATATTTTTTACCAGTTCTCGCGTTTGTGTTATCAATGTACTCGCAGCCACCATTAGCTGTTAATCTTAATGCGTTTGCCATGTCTTTTATTTTTTAAAGTACCATTATTTTATTTCTTTGTAACCATAACGAATGATTAATTGAGGGTCATTTAGTGAATAACCATAGAACTCTACTGTGTCAATAACACCATTTATGAAATAGTAAATATTGTATTTACCATTTTCTAATTTTATTTTATATTCAAACATCATTTTATACTTAAATTAAATGTTCCCCAAGTTACTGTTGGATTAGTTACCCATGCTGGTGTTATTAACCTTAATACTATATAGCTATTTGCAGGTATTGAATAATTTAACCCTGTAATAAAGTATTTATTTGTTTTACTTGCATTATTCCATTTTACAGTATTACTAATTGAATTAGTTGATTGCAAAACATCTGAACTATTATATACTAATAAATCTATTTGAGAATTTTCAGATGAACCGATAGTGCTATTTACCCATATTTCAAATGAACATGCAATTACTGTAAGAGCCGAACTAATTGGAATATATCTTGATATAAATCCCGTTGAAGGTCCTGAAGTATTAGCAAAGTAGTATGTTGTCGAATCTGCTGGATTTAAAGTGTTTTGCGCAGATCCAAAATATAAAGGTAAAATAGATACTTTTGCATCTAATGCTGTTTGTAAATCAGTTTGATTTGTTATCGTTCCTGTTATTGCACCCCAAACACCACTATTTGCTGCGACCTCAATATAAACACTACCTGACCACCTATATACTTTATTGGTATCTAAAGCTAAATATATTTTTCCACTTTGACCAGTCGCAGGAAATGATGCTAAATTTGCATATTCAAGAATATCACTTACATAACTTGGTAAATAAGCAGCATCAATTTTTGCATCACTTGCTAATGGCACATAACCATTTGCCACTCCTTTATTAGCTGAGTTTTCTGGTGTATAACCTAATGCAGTTGCAATGCTTTTATTCTCGTATCTTGTTGTTCCTGAACTCCAAAATATACCATCATTATTTATTGGTGTTGGTGCGTAAATATCATGAATTTCGCCTAATTCATATCCGTTATCAATCTTAACATAAATTTTTCCTTGATTAACATGTGAGTAAACAACATATCCTAATCTTACTCCATGATTAGGTGCAGTTGGTCTAATATTAGTTATACCTCCTTCAATAGTAGCACTAAGAAATAATGAATCCCCATCTGCCCACGTTTCACCTTGTATGCTGCCAGTAGTGTTTATTCCTGTTATTTCACCAATTGTTATTATTCTTCCCTCTTGATTGTTATTTATATTTTCATAAACAACTCCAATGGTATCAGCACTATTTGCATCACTATCAGCTAAAGCATAATCAACTGCTAATCTTTGTCCCTGTGCAGTTATTACTTTTAAAACTTTATACCCACTTGCAAGTAAATTATCTCCTGTCTTATTAACTACTGTTAAAAATAAATTTTCAGGATAAGCACTTGCTCCACCTTCAGGAACATAATCTAATTGCGACCATGTTTGAACACCATCTCCTATTTTAAACCTCTGTTGGTCTGTTGAGGTGTAAAATACATCACTTGTAAATGCAACTTCACCAGCTGCCAATATTGGATTATTAGAAGTCCAATTTGCAGATGTATCTCTTCTTAATTGTATTTTTGCTGTTAATGTACTCATGCTTGTACTATTGTATTGCTATAAATTGTAGAACTTGAACCTCCATCTATTGTACTAACTACCAAAACTTGATAAGTCTCACCACCTTTTAAAGTTGTTATTGTATTTCCGTTTTGGTCTATTATTGTAACTAAATTTGAAGTACCTGTATTTGTAATTGTTGAGTTAAAAGGTATTTGGCAAGTATCATATTTAAATGGCTGTTTTAATTGCACATCAAAATAGTAACCTGCATCTTCATCGTCAAATCTCTGATCATTAAATGGATTTAAAGTAATGTTATCTGTTATTAACTTCCAGCCGTAAATTGTAGAGCTTAATTGTGAAATAATATCTAAACATATTTGCTGAATATCACTAAACAATTCTAACTCATTTGTCTTTCCTTTTATAAGCCTATCCATTATGTATATTCTCAATACATAAACATAGGCATTACCTTGTACTTGCGGAGCTTCATAATCAACCCACATCGCTGGGTAATTAGTTATTCCACTTGTTGCAAATTCAACAATACTACCATTACCAAATGAATTGATTTGATAGTGAGCGTTTGCAATATTATTTAGGTTTTTTATTGTTTGGTTTAACGTGATCATTCAAATATTTTTTCAATATTTCTATTTTGTTAAATAACTTATAACCACTTTTTTTAGTAGCGTTTTCTTTTTTCAAATTTTTCTTCATAGCTTATATATCTTTGATTACGACCTAAAAATATTCCATTATCGTAAGCGTATAGTTGTGGCACAATAGTATCAAAGCCGCTGCCAGGATTATCGTATAATGGATAACTACTTGCATTTTCCAACAAATATTCAATCATTCTATTTGTATGATATTGTGCTTTGTCAGTTACTAAATTCATAAACTGATTTAATTCTGAATAATCAACTCCCGTAGTGTTATCACTATTTTTTCTAACAATGTTCTTATTAGTTACCTTATAAGTTAAGAAAGGCGCAGCTTCTACCATTGTCCACCACTTTAAAGCTGGGATAATATAATCGTCTAATAAAGTAGTATTTAAAGCTGTTAAACTTCCCGTTTGCACTTGAGTAATAATTTCATTGTAAAGCCCCGAACCAATATAGTTACGAATGTGAATCTTTTGAGCTTCTTCAATTGAAATACGAATATATTTCTCATCGACATTAGGATCTACAAAAGTGTAATCCTTAATGTAAGTTGCTGTTAATAATAATACTGTTGCCATTATTTTTTAGTTTTTACAACGTTAGCTTGCCAAATATGTCTGCAAAATGGAGTTCGTGCATCCCCGCCTTTACGAGTCCACCAACCACCTCTAAAATTCCAAACATCCCATCCAACTATCTTACTAATCTGTTCTATTTGCGCTCTCGAATACATTTTATTTGCATCCAAAAGTTTAACACAAAACTCTCTGCTATTTCTTTTGTTTGGTTTTACGCCTGGTCTCCATTCGTAAGAGTACATAATTTTAAAATCTTCAAAATCATTACCTATTTTATTTGCCTGTCTAATTGCTGAAGATTTAGGAACTCGAATAAGTTTTTTATCACCACCGCTTATTTTCTCTTTTACACTTATTTGCTCTTCATCTACAAGGTCTTTGATTAAGTCCGCTACTCTATCTTCTTTTATTCTTAAAGTATCTGCAATTGTCTTATTTTCCATTAATGGATCTTTATCTAACAATGCAACTATGTCTCTTTTCAAACTATTGCTTAAAGGTGAAATTTCAGCAAATTCAAATTTACCATCTTCATTCATAAACTTTTGCTCATAAAATTCAAAGGCATCTTTATCTTCACCAAACATTTTAAAGATTTCAATTATTTCATCTATCTCAGAAACACTTTTAAATGAATGTTCGCAGCAAGTATCTTCAAGTTCAGGTTCACAGAATCTATGAATAGCACTTGAAACAATTGGTTTTATTTCTTCTTCTATTGGAGGTAATCCGTACATTTCACGAACCTCGTTTTTAGTCATTACCTTAATCTTTTCTTCAATAGGTAACTGCTCTTCAATAGGATCTAACTCTTTTAAGTAAATACGATTTCCAAATCCTTTTAACTTTAATAAGTAATTAAAGTCTTTTTCAATTTCTCTTTGATTTGGTAGTATGTAAGTTGATTTGTAAAGCTCGTAAGAATCATTTATTTGGTCTTTACTTCCTAACTCACCAGGTGTTTTAATACCAACTAACATTGGATTCGGTATGTGATGACCTATGATTAATTCTTGAATAACTTGATCATTTAATTCAGTCAATTGTGCATCTACATTTTGAGGTGTTAAATGTTCAATTGT